GTAGTGAACTAGTAGCTCCATTGGATCCTAATTCTATATTGATGCAATTAGCAAAAGAACCTGCTAAACCAGAAACAGTAGCTACAGCAACAAAAGAGCCTGGTATTGGTAATGCGCTTCCTGAAATGATACATATGATGGGATCAAAATTGGATAAAGTAATCAGTGTTTTAGAAAATAGTCATAGAACTAATGAAAAGATATTGAAACATACTAAGGTTTAATACTAAATACTAGCATGGCATATAAAAAGAAATTCTTAAATAAGAGTGGTATCTCAAGCCCAATCGCCGGCGGCAATAGTAACACCGGTGCCTGGAATGGGTCACCTGGACAAAATGGTTCAGAAACAGGTGGTTGGAACAGCACAGAGTTTGGCTATAAGAATTATATGTCTAGACTTCCAGAAGTCTACACTGGTCACCCAAATCGTATCGAACGTTATAATCAATATGAAATGATGGACGTTGATGCTGAAATTAATGCTTGTTTAGATATCTTAGCAGAATTCAGTACACAAAGAAACGAACACAACAAGACCCCTTTTGAAGTAGAATTTAAAGACGATCCTACTCCCCATGAAGTAGAACTAATCACAAAGCAATTACAACAATGGTGTAAACTAAACGAATTTGATGTTCGTATGTTTAAAGTATTCCGCAATGTTGTTAAGTATGGTGATCAAGTATTTGTTCGTGACCCAGAAAACTTTAAGTTATATTGGGTTGATATGGTTAAAGTTATTAAAGTTATTGTTAACGAAAGTGAAGGTAAGAAACCTGAGCAATATGTTATCAAAGACATTAACATTAACTTACAAAACTTGTCAGTGGCACAAAAAACAAACACAGACTTTGCTGCCAACCCAGCAACAGGGCTAGGTGGTTCAGGTGGCGGAACAAACACACCTTACACAGTTCCTGCTATGCCATATAACACAAGTGGTTCAAGATTTACATTGGGACAAAGCGAGTCAGCCGTAGATGCTAAACATGTAGTGCATCTAAGTTTGACGGAGGGTCTGGATCGCTTTTGGCCCTTTGGTCAAAGTATTTTAGAAAATATCTTTAAAGTTTATAAACAAAAAGAACTATTAGAAGATGCAGTTCTTATCTATCGTGTACAACGTGCCCCTGAACGTAGAATGTTTAAGATTGACGTTGGTAACATGCCAAGTCATATGGCTATGGCATTCGTAGATAGAATTAAAAATGAAATTCACCAAAGACGTATTCCAAGTTTATACGGTGGTTCAAGTATTGTTGATGCAACATACAACCCATTGTCAATGAACGAAGATTATTTCTTCCCTGTAACAGCAGAAGGGCGTGGTTCAAGCGTTGAAGTATTACCCGGTGGTCAAAATTTGGGTGAGATTGATGACCTGAAGTACTTCAATAACAGACTAGCACGTGGTTTGCGTGTTCCAAGTAGTTATTTACCAACAGGCCCCGATGATAACACTACTCCATTAAGTGACGGTCGTGTTGGTACAGCAATGATTCAAGAATTCCGTTTCAATCAATATTGCGAACGTTTGCAAAATTATATCTGTTTGAAACTAGATGAAGAATTCAAACTATTCTTGCGTTGGAGAGGCTTCAATATTGATACTGGATTATTCAGTATTAAATTTAATCCACCACAAAACTTTGCTGCATATCGCCAAAGTGAACTAGACAATGCACGTGTTAGTGTGTTTGGCACAATGGAAGCATTCCCTTATATTTCAAAACGTTTTGCAATGGAACGTTTTTTGGGATTAACTGAAGAAGAAATCAAACGTAACGAAAAACTTTGGGAAGAAGAAAACAAACAAGAAGTTACTGAGAAACCGCAAGGTTCTGACTTACGTAATGTTGGTATTAGTTCTGGTGACTTTGAATCAGATGACCAAACGGCAGAAGACATTGAAAATGCAGATCAGGAAGCTGAACAAGGGCCTGAAGTTGCAGGTGCTGTAGCAGGAGGTGACGTGGCAAGCGCACCAAGCGCAATGCAAGCTGGTGCAGCAGGCCCAATGGGCGGCGGTGGATTTGCATAAAAGATAAATAAACTTATGAAATTATTCGAGATGTTTGACCCTCCAATCTTAGGTTATCAGGATACAAATTCTGATAACAGTCAACCTACTTGGAGAACATCTCGTAAAACCAAACTTACTTTAAAGCAAATTCGTAAATTAAGACGTATGTTAGACGTTAGAAATTATGAAAAACAAGTGCACTTAAAGAAAGTTCGTGAGCAATACGGCGCAAAGCCTGAGCAAGATGCTGGCGCTCCGTCAGCATAAAATTCTATATTCTAAGTAAAAACGCAAAAAATACGTCTTAATTGACGGTTTTTCTAACCACGTGCTAAATAATTCTACAAAGCCATTCATATCAGGAGAACTTACAATGGACAACAAAAAATTTGAAACACTTATCAATCTCATTATTAATGAGAATGAAGAACAAGCCCGCGAATTATTCCACGACATCGTTGTAGAGAAATCACGTGAAATCTATGAATCACTCATGGATGAAGAAAACATGGAAGAAGGCATGGGCGGTCAAGTAGGCGATCTACTAGACGAAATCAATGCTGAAGAAGAAGGCGTTACTGAAGAAGACGAATCAGATATTGAATTTGATGACGCAGCAGAAGAAGACGGCGAAGACTTGACTCACGATTTGGAAGCAGATCATGATGAAGGTGAAGAAGCTGAACACGAAGAAATCGAAGACGCTGTTATCAGAATCGAAGACAAACTAGACCAATTGATGGCTGAGTTTGAAGAAATCATGTCTGGCGATGAAGGTGAAGAAGACATGGGCGGAGAAGAAGACTTCGGTGACGAAGAAGACATGGGCGGCGAAGAAGACATGGGCGGAGAAGAAGAAATGATGGAAAACGTCAATCTTCAGAAAGTTTCTGTAACTCATGGTGACAACGGTCAATACACAAAGAGCCCAACTACTTTCAACTCAGGTAAAGCAGGAATGGACAGCAAGCCAGTAAACTTTGCTGGTAAAGATGAAGCTGTACCAACAAGCCCTAAAAAGCCAAGTGACTACTTGACAAAGGGTGAAGGTAATGTTCCAGGAGCAGGTAACTTCAAGAATGTACCTGGAAAGAATAACGCTAATTTAGGCAAGACACCAGCCCCCGTTAAGAAAGACGGCGCAACTGGTACAAAAAGCCCAGTAGCGAAATAAGGAACTGAGAACAAATGGCTTTGTATCTCAAAGAACATCTCACTTTCGACAGAGCCGGTATGGTGGTCGAAAGTGAAGGTGAAGGTAAAGGAAAATCACTTTACATGAAGGGGATTTTCATTCAGGGCGGGGTTAAAAACGCAAATGAGCGTGTTTACCCCGTAAATGAAATCGAGAATGCAGTCAATACCCTCAACGAACAAATTACAGGTGGCTATAGCGTATTAGGCGAAGTAGATCACCCTGATGACCTCAAAATCAACTTAGACCGTGTATCACATATGATTACAAGCATGTGGATGGACGGTCCCAATGGTTTTGGCAAACTAAAGATTCTACCAACTCCAATGGGTCAATTAGTGACTACAATGTTGGAAAGTGGTGTGAAACTCGGCGTATCTAGTAGAGGTAGCGGCAACGTTAACGATATGGATGGCAGAGTGAGTGATTTTGAAATAATCACTGTGGACATTGTTGCACAACCTAGCGCACCTAATGCATATCCTAAAGCAATTTATGAAGGCGTCATGAATATGAAGCACGGTCATAGAATGTTGGAAATTGCAAAAGACGCAAGAGGCGACAAAAAAGTGCAGAAGTTCTTAAAAGACGAAGTAACTCGTTTGATTACAGAACTCAAAATTAAATAAGGGGATAAGAGCATGTTTGATGCTATCAAACCATTACTAGAAAGTGGACTTATCAACGAAGAAATCGGTACCGAGTTAAACAAGGTATGGGAATCAAAGTTGACTGAAGCCAAAGATCAAGTACGTGCAGAACTCCGTGAAGAGTTTGCGCAACGTTATGAACATGACCGACTAGTTATGGTAGAAGCCCTAGACAAGATGGTTACTGAAGGTCTTTCAACTGAAATCAAAGAATTTCAAGCAGAAAGACAAACAATTAGCGAAGACCGCGTAAGAGCAAAACTTAAGTTACAAGAAAGCGCAACAAAATTCAATGACTTCATGGTTACTAAACTAGCCGAAGAAATCAAAGAATTGCGCAATGATCGTAAACTTCAATTGGAAAATCAGAAGAAACTTGAGAAATTTGTTACACATGCATTAGCACGTGAAATCAAAGAGTTTGCTGTAGACAGACAACAAGTTGTCGAAACAAAGGTTAAGTTAGTTGCTGAAGGCCGTAAACAATTAGAAGCATTGAAAGCAAAATTTGTTGCTGAAAGTGCTAAGAGAGTTAGCGGTGCAGTTTCAACACATCTTAAGGGTGAACTATCACAACTTAAGGAAGACATCAAATCTGCTAGAGAAAATAACTTTGGACGTAAGTTGTTCGAAGCATTTGCAAGCGAATTCAGCGTAACTCACTTAAATGAGAAAGCCGAAACTCGTAAGTTAATGGTTCAACTTGCAGAGAAAGATAAAAAACTAGCGGAATCTGCTACTGTCATTGCGAAAGCAAGTAAGTTAGTAGAGCAAAAGGAACGTGAAGTTCGCATTATTAAGGAATCAACTCAACGTGAAAAAGAGATGGGAGAACTTCTATCTACACTAAACGAAGAGAAAGCCTCAGTAATGAGAAGTTTACTGGAAAGCGTTCAGACACCAAAATTGAAGAACGCATTCGATAAGTACTTACCAGCAGTTCTTAACACTGGAATTGAGAAAAAAGCAAGTAAAACTGCTCTCACTGAAAGCGTTAGTGAAGTAACCGGTAATAAATCTGCCACGAAAAAATTAGAAGTTGAAGTCGAAGACCGTGATAACGTAATCGACATTAAACGTCTGGCAGGGCTTTAATTAAAGACATAATTTAGGAGAAATTAAAAATGTCAAAAGTATTATTAGAAAGCCGTTGGGACGAGACCAAAGACGCCCTGTTAGAAGGTTTAAAAGGAACTCGTCGTTCAACTATGAGTGTTATTTTAGAAAACACTAAAAAGCAACTATTGGCTGAATCTTCAGCTGGTACAACTACAGCAGGTAACATTGCTACTCTTAACCGTGTTATTCTACCGGTTATCCGTCGTGTTATGCCTACTGTTATTGCTAACGAACTAGTTGGTGTTCAACCAATGACTGGTCCAGTTGGTCAAATCCACACACTACGTGTACGTTATGCACAGTCATTGACTGATAACTCAGCAGCACAAACTAGCGTTCAAGCTGGTCAAGAAGCGTTGAGTCCATTCTTGATTGCACAGGCTTACTCACGTAGCCCAGCAAATGCTACTTCTTCAAATTACTACACTGGTGCTGATACAGCAACATTGGAAGGTAATGGCGGTAAACAAATCAGCGTACAAATCTTGCGTCAAGCTGTTGAAGCTAAATCACGTAAGTTACAAGCACGTTGGACATTTGAAGCTGCTCAAGACGCACAATCACAACACGGTATTGACGTTGAAGCAGAAATCATGGCCGCTCTAGCACAAGAAATTACTGCTGAAATCGACCAAGAAATCTTGTTGTCATTGGCAACATTGGCTTCAACTGAATATACATACAACCAAGCTACTGTATCTGGTACAGCTACTTACGTTGGTGACGAACACGCTGCTTTGGCTGTTCTTATCAATCGTGTTGCTAACTTGATCGCACAACGTACACGTCGTGGCGCTGGTAACTGGTGTGTTGTATCTCCGGCTTCATTGACAGTATTGCAATCTGCAACTACTTCAGCTTTTGCTCGTACAACAGAAGGCACATTCGAAGCACCTACAAATACTAAGTTTGTTGGTACATTGAACGGTGCAATGCGTGTTTTCGTTAACAGCTATGCTCCTGATACACAACCAGTATTGGTTGGTTATAAAGGTTCAAGCGAAACTGATGCAGCAGCATTCTATTGCCCATACATTCCATTGATGAGCAGTGGTGTTGTTCTTGATCCAACTACATTCGAACCAGTAGTGTCATTCATGACTCGTTATGGTTATATCGAATTGACAAACACAGCGTCATCATTTGGTAACGCTGCTGACTATGTTGGTGAAATCGCAGTTCAAAACTTGACATTCCAATAATCAACATTGTTGGTATGAAAGACAGAAAAGGCTCTACGGAGCCTTTTCTTATGGGTTAAATATAGCATGACATATATCATATACACTTTAATAGTTACACACATCACTATAGTATGTGTGACGTTGTTCTTGCACAGAGGACAGGCTCACAAGTCACTAGAATTTCATCCTGTATTAAGTCACTTTATGCGATTTTGGTTATGGCTTACAACAGGTATGGTAACTAAACAGTGGGTAGCAACTCATAGAAAGCATCATAGATTTAGTGACAAAGAAGGTGATCCACATAGCCCACATGTCTATGGAATATGGCGTGTATTCTCTAGGGGCGCATTGTTATATAGTAGTGCAGTAAAAGACAAAGACATGGTAAATCAGTATGGTGTAGGCACACCTGATGATTTTATAGAAAAAATTTATACTAGATATAATTTTTTAGGCATACTAATAATGCTTTGGATCAATCTAACATTGTTTGGAACAATAGGATTATTAATATGGGGTGTGCAAATGATTTGGATACCCTTTTGGGCAGCCGGAGTTATCAATGGGATAGGCCATTGGTGGGGATATCGTAACGGTGAGACTAAAGATCATAGTCATAACATAACTCCTTGGGGCATTGTTGTAGGTGGTGAAGAGTTACACAATAATCATCACTTAAATCCTGCAAGTTGTAAACTTAGTCGTGAAAAGTTTGAATTTGATATTGGGTTTATGTATATAAAAATATTTGAATTTTTAAGATTACTAAAAATCAAGCAATCCTAATATCAGCATCAACAGTAACAT